CTGGAGAGTCTTCTACTGGAAAGACTTTTTTCTCTCTCGCCGTGGTTAAGAACTTTCTTGATAATAATCCCGATGGTTACTGTCTCTACTTTGACACTGAGGCTGCTATCACTAAATCTCTTGTAGAGTCCCGTGGAATTGATACTTCTCGTCTTGTAGTTGTTAATGTTGTTACGGTAGAAGAGTTTCGTGGAAAGGCACTCAAGGCGGTAGACCTTTATATGAAAAAACCTGTAGAAGAACGCAAACCTTGTATGTTTGTACTAGACTCTTTAGGTATGCTTTCGACTGAAAAGGAGATTACGGATGCTCTTAATGATAAGCAAGTTCGTGATATGACTAAATCACAACTTGTGAAAGGTGCCTTCCGTATGCTTACTTTGAAGTTGGGGCAAGCAAATATTCCAATGATTGTAACCAATCACACATATGACGTTATCGGTGCTTATGTTCCTACTAAGGAGATGGGAGGTGGTAGTGGTCTTAAGTACGCCGCTTCTACTATCATTTATCTTAGCAAAAAGAAAGAAAAGGATGGAACAGAAATCGTTGGAAATATTATCAAGGCAAAGACTGCTAAATCGCGTTTGAGTAAAGAAAATCAAGATGTTGAAGTTCGTCTTTTCTACGATGAACGTGGTCTTGATCGATATTATGGTCTACTTGAACTTGGAGAACTTGGTGGACTCTGGAAAAATGTTGCTGGGCGTTATGAGATGAATGGTAAGAAGATATATGCAAAAGAAATCCTCAAAAATCCAGAGCAATATTTTACTGAAGATGTAATGCAACAACTGGATGAAATTGCAAAGAAAGAGTTTAGTTATGGTTGAATTAAATGATTTTATTCATATCTATGAAAATGCTTTAGATTCCAATATTTGTGATTTTTTGATCTCATTATTTGATCAGACTTCAGATAAACATGAAAGATGTGAAAATGAAGGAAAACCAAATTTTACTCAATTTAATTTTACAGAACATAGAGAATTAACTGAAGAAGTCAATCAAGTTCACAATCATATCATCAAAAATATTTTTACTTATCGTGATAAGTATTATGAATTCGTAGATGCTCGGGTATTTCCTAAAGATCATGCATTTGAACAATTTCGCATAAAAAAATATAATATTGGTGGCGAAGATCGGTTTGATACTCATGTTGATGTGTTAGACTATGATTCTGCAAGGAGATTTTTATCTTTTATGTGGTATCTAAACGATGTTGAAACAGGTGGAGAAACTATGTTTGAAGACATGATTATCAAACCTAAAAAAGGTACATTACTAATATTTCCACCACTTTGGATGTTTCCTCACAAAGGAAATTCTCCAATAAGTAATTCAAAATATATTATGAGTGCTTACCTACATTATAAGTAATGGAAAAAATTGAAACTACAATTCTTAGAAACTTAATATACAATGAAGATTATTCTCGCAAAGTCATTCCTTTCATACAACCAGATTATTTTGAGAGCAAATCCGAAAAGGTCATTTTTGAGGAGATTGTTCAATTCATTGTCAAGTATGGTTCGGCAATCACAATCGAAGCACTCGGTATTGAGATAGAAAATCGTACAGATTTAACTGAGGAACAAGTAAAAGAAATCAGAGAAATTAATAAATCTCTAGATGATTCTCCAGTAGAAAATCAATGGTTACTAGACACAACTGAAAAGTGGTGTAGAGATCGTGCTATCTATTTGGCACTCATGGAATCAATCCATATTGCAGATGGCAATAATGAAAAGAAAAATCGTGATGCAATTCCTAGCATTCTTTCTGATGCCTTAGCGGTATCTTTTGATAATAATATTGGACATGACTATTTACAAAATTATGAAGAACGATATGAGTTTTACCATAGACAAGAAGACAAAATTGAATTTGATCTCGAATACTTTAATAAAATCACGAAAGGTGGTCTCCCTAACAAAACTCTTAACATCGCTCTTGCTGGTACGGGTGTCGGGAAATCTTTATTCATGTGCCATGTGGCTAGCTCCGTCTTGCTCCAAGGACGGAACGTTTTGTACATTACGTTGGAAATGGCAGAAGAACGCATTGCTGAAAGAATTGATGCAAACCTTTTAAATGTACCAATTCAGAATATTACAGATTTACCCAAACAAATGTTTGAGAATAAGGTAACAAATCTATCCAAAAAAACACAAGGAACTCTCATAATCAAAGAGTATCCAACTGCTTCTGCTCACGCTGGTCACTTCAAGGCACTTTTGAATGAATTGTCTCTGAAGAAATCATTTAAACCTGATATTATTTTTATTGACTATCTGAACATCTGTGCTTCAAGTCGATATAAATCAAACCTTTCTGTAAATTCTTATTCTTATATTAAGGCAATTGCGGAAGAACTTCGTGGTCTTGCTGTAGAATTCAATGTTCCGATTGTAAGTGCAACTCAGACTACCCGTAGTGGTTTTGGATCTTCTGATGTGGAATTGACTGATACTTCGGAATCATTTGGTTTGCCTGCTACTGCTGACCTGATGTTTGCTCTGATTAGTACTGAAGAATTAGAGCAACTTGGGCAAATTATGGTGAAACAACTTAAGAATCGTTATAATGATCCAACAATCTACAAGAGATTTATTGTTGGAATTGATCGTGCAAAAATGCGTCTTTATGATTGTGAGCAGACTGCTCAGAAGGACATACTTGACTCTGGACAGGAAGACGAGTATAATGATAATGAAGACAAAAAACCCAAAAAGTCATTCGAAGGATTTAAATTTTAATGGAACAAAAACACGTTAATTTTGATAAGTATGCTGAGTTTGTGGATGCCGTAACTTCTGATGCATCCAAGGACTTCCTCGCTCTTTCAGATCGTCTTGTTGCACTGGATGAGAAAGGTGCTAATATTGAGCGACTCTTGACTGCCTCTGTTGGTATTAATGCCGAAGGTGGTGAGTTTATGGAGATCGTTAAAAAAATGATTTTCCAAGGAAAACCCTATAATGAAGACAATCGTGAGCACCTGATTATTGAACTTGGTGATATTATGTGGTATGTTGCTCAGGCATGTATTGCACTTGATGTAACTCTTGATGATGTGGTTGCTAAAAATGTGCAGAAACTTCTCAAGCGTTATCCCGAAGGTGCTTTCGATGTTTACTTCTCCGAAAACCGTGCTGCTGATGACCGATGACTAAAGAAAAACAAATAACTCTAAAAATGGATATCCGCACTGCAGCAGCAGTACGCCAAATCCTTTTTGATTCTCAAAAAGGATATACATATGATGATGTATGTGTTCCTACTAGAATTACTGATATTCGTGAAGTAATTCAAGATATTGACGGAAAGATTAGTACTTCTATTGGTGAATAATAAATAATTTTAAAAAATGTCTTTGATTGGAAAAAATAAAGGAAGACCGACTACAAGAATTCAATTAGATTTGATTCTTAAGAGGTTTAAATCTTTCTTAAAAAGAGAACTTCGTCTTACTTATGATATTCCAATCATTCTTGTGGATGATGCAGATTTTGCTAAACACATCGCTGCATTTGGTGAAATTTCAAAAGAAAATGTAATTCATTTGAGTATCATCAATCGTCATCCTATGGATATACTGAGAACTCTTGCCCATGAATTTATCCATTACAAACAACATATGGAAAAAGGTCTAGACCGCAAGAGTTCTCATGCCGGCAGTCCAATAGAAAATCAGGCAAATGCAAAAGCAGGAGAACTGATGAGAAAATATGGACAACTTTATCCAGAACTATTTGACCTCATGCCTGTTAGGTGATATAATGGTCTTACTTGGGGAATTAGCTTAGTTGGTAGAGCGTCTGCTTTGCACGCAGAAGGTCAGCGGTTCGAATCCGCTATTCTCCACTTGCCCAAATGGTGTAATTGGTAGCCACGCAAGTTTTAGGCACTTGTTCCGTAAGGAGTGGAGGTTCAAGTCCTCTTTTGGGCACTTCTAAATAAAAATAAAATGGCAGAAAAAATATCAGCAAATAGAGGTGATTTATTTGAAGTATTTTTTGCTGCAGCTGTTGCTGCTAGATTTGTAAAAAGAGCAAAAACAAAAACTTCAAGAACTTTACCAACAGTTAATGTATCCGATGTTGATGCTATTCTAACTGAAATGATGAAGAAGGGATATGTAAAACAAGTTAATGATGTTGGTAGTGCTGTAATTGATACGGTATCTGTATCAGTTTCTGTTCCAAAAAAAGCACAAGATTTTTTAGCAACGAAAGCAAATTGGACAAAAGTTTCTGATTTAAGAAATGGTGCAGTATCTTTTGTAAATTCTCATAGTAGACTTAACGCACAAGCAAGAGGTCTTTCTATTAATGCGCGTGAAGACTTTATTAGAGTAACTGCTGCCGGAACTGAAGATCAAAAAGGAACAAAAGCGGATGTTAAGGTGGAGGTTAATTCTCCAACAAACCCAGATAAAAGATTTAGAAATATTGATTACTCTCTAAAGGTTGAGGGGGGTGAGCAATTTCACCAAGTTTCTGGGCAAGGTTTTGATAAATTTTTGAATATATTTGGTGAGATGGGTCTAGATGTTTCACCAATAGCAGAAAAATATCAAGATTTTATAGATGAATTTTTTGATAAAGAAGTTTTTACTAAAAAATATACTTCTAGAGATAATGCAAAAAGCACCGGTGGTGGCGAATATTTAAAAAAAGCTGCTAGGTTAGTTTACACTTATGCTACTCAAAAATTAAATGAAGGATTAGATACTGAAGAAAAAACTGATGTAAAATCCAAATTTGCCGATTATATTATCTACGGTCTATCAAGAAATGTTAATACTGAACTTGTTAAATTTGCTGGAGATGGTAAAGTTAAAACCAGAGTTGCTAATAGAGAGTTTAGAGAAATACTGGCAAATAGTAGATTCAATGCAAGAATTAATGCATCTGGTGATCCCAAGATTGAAATTTATCTATCAAAACCAGATGGAACTAAATTAAGTGGGAATACTAATTTGATAATTCAAATTAGATATAAAATGGAAGTTGCTAGTGGAACTTCTGGTGGAATGAAAATGTATAGATTTTATCCTAGGAATTACCTAGAAGCGCAACCTGGAATGTTCTTAATATAATAAATACATTATATTAAGCGCAACTGGATACATATCTTAAGTAGATAATGAAAAATTTTTTCCAATTCATATCAGAAGCAACTGCATCTCAACAGGCGCAGCGTCTTGGTCTTGTCGGTGATGGGCATGGTGGATGGTATGACCGCCAAGGGGAATTTGTAGCAAAAACTGAAGGTGGAAAATTAAAATTCTATAATAAGCGTCAAAAAGTCGGCGGTAAAGATCCGGCACAGACTGAAAAGGAAAAAACAATTGCATCTCCTGGATACAATGATCCTGCACTTACTCAACAGCAGGAACCACAGCAACAGGCACCCGCTCCCGAAGCACAGGTAGCAGCACAAGAGCAACCACCAGCACAGTATCTTCCTGTTCCTAAAACCAAAGGAACTTTGACTATTGCCTTTGGTAGATTCAATCCACCTACAATTGGGCACCAGCAACTGATGGACGTTGCTGCACAATCTGCATCTCAAGATAAAGATGGTGAGTATTTAATTTTTCCATCAAGGAGTCAGGACAAGAAAAAGAATCCATTGGATCCTGATACTAAGATTGGTTATATGCAGAAATTTTATCCACAACATGCTGGTAATATTGTAAATGATGCAAATACCAAGACAATCTTTGATGTCTTGAAAATGGCTCATAATAATGGATATGCTGGTGTAAGAATTATCGGTGGTGCTGATAGAGTAAAAGAATTTGAGAAACTTTCCAATCAGTATAATGGTCAACTTTATAACTTTGATAATATTGAAGTAGTTTCTGCTGGCGATAGAGACCCTGATGCAAAGGGTGTAGAAGGAATGTCTGCTTCAAGAATGAGACTTGCTGCAGCAGAGAATGATTTCAAAACCTTCCGTTCAGGTCTTCCTCCAGAAGTAAAACCAGCAGAAGCAAAAGAACTTTTTAATATTCTTCGTGGTGCAATGAGCATCAAAGAAGGTTGGGATATTTGGCAAATTGCCCCTAAGCTTGATTTCCAATCTCTCCGCGAAAATTATATTACTGAATCTATTTTTAAACTTGGTGAGAAAGTTGAGAATTTGAATACTGGTTTAATCGGTAGAATTATTCGTAGAGGAACTAACTATCTAATTTGTGTAACCGAATCTGG